AACCGGAAGGGAGTATTCACATCCCCGTTCAAGTTCTTCTCTATGATTTTAAAATCGGACTGATAATTGATTCTCATAACTATAATATTGATGTTACATCGTCTATCTCCTCGGCTGTCAGGTATCCGTTCAAGTCAACACTTCCGCCACCTCCTGTCGTGCCAGTAGAACTCCATTTTCCCTTTGTTTTGCATTCATATATAGGACCCGGTATGGTGTCACCCACAACAGCCCAGTCACCTACAATTGGAGATGGTACAGCGGCTTTCAGTGATTCAAGAGTAGGGAACAACCCCTTGTTGCGGATGCCGTTCTGCTTGACTTTTTCCACTTCGGTAGAAGTCTTGCTAAAGTTGTTGTTAAGACGGTCTGCCGCCTCACTCCAAGTTCCCGTTTTGTTAATAGTATTCAGTTCCATATCACTTCACTTTATTTGGGCAATTGGTTTTGATCCCATACAATCTCAGAACCTTTAACCATAATTATGCGTCCTCCCATTATCTGGGTCTGATATATATAACCGTCACTTCCTTTTTGCTCCGCGACCATACTATCCGGGCGGAAATATAATCTATCACTGCTAGAAGGATCGAACATGGAAATACTGGGAATCATCCCTCCAAGCCCGTACTGTAGGGAGATACTGAACAGTTCTTCCTCATTATAATCATACATTCTGATAGACGGTACGGAATACTCATCCTCAGGGGATATTACGATCTTGTAACCATTGGATGATATGACATTGACAGTACCACTAAACTCTCCCTCTCCTTTTATCCAGATATTGCCATCCTCATCAATTTTAAAATTGCCGTTAGGTGACTTTACATTTTTAAAGATTCCGCTTTCCGCATTGACTTCACCTCTGAACTTACCACCTAGAGCATAGATATATCCTCTCAAAAACACATCACCGCCATGAGTGGCAACGAAGTTCGCCATGTTCGCCCATTCCGCATCTGTGGGCTGGTAATTAGGATCATTACGGAACCTCATTACAGTCAGAATCGCCTGTTCAAGTTTTCCTCCTGCCCAGAACGCCACATCATCATCGTCATTGTATATGCCACTAACTCCGGCTGTGACCTTCTGTAACTTGCCATTCTTGTAATTACCCAGTTGGATCATATTGGCAAGAATCAGACCACCAAGAATATCCACAGAACCATCCTTGATCGCACTGGCGATATAATTGATTGACTGGAAACCGGCTGTTGCCTTGTCGTTGTCAAGAATTGAAGGCTTCCAGTCAGTAGCGATGGTTCCACGCTCTAACTGAAGGTCACAAACGGTTGCGGTACCACTGATAAGAAATATACCACTGCCATTGAAGGTGATCTTATGGGTATATCTCTGATAAGAGGATGTGAGAGGTTGAGAAACACTGAAAGAACCGCACGAAACAGACACAGACGTACCCTTTGCTTTATAACTGATAACATAACTTTCTCCTTTAATCAATGATACGGACTGGGACAAACTACCGATTGCAGCAGAGTACCCGGAGCCGGCATCACTGTCCGCAGATACGGTAGCCACTCCCGTCCAATATTCCAGTTGCTTGCTAAAAAGTTCGGTATCCGCCGATAGCTCGGTAGCGGCAGACAGGTCCTCTGTTTCATAATCTCCCGTAAACCCGGAATTGCGCAACAGATTGACACTACCAACGGCGGCATTGTCTATCGCATCCTTGGCCTCTTGGGCAAGATCTGCCGCCGCCTGTATCTCATCCGGCAAGCCTTCCATATTCTTCCATCCGGTGGAGCCTTTTTCGATGTGGAACATACCCTTGATATCAACACCTTTATCCTGAGTGTATTCCATGTAAGTGGTACGGTCCTTGTCACCAATGTACGTATCTCCGTACACCTTCATCCGGGCCTTGCCGGTAGACCTGTCAAAATCAAAAGAAATGACATCTTTCCCGGTCAAGGTAAAATCATTAATACCCTGATACATGATGATGGACGGAGAAACTTCGTTCACCGAAGAGAGAATTATCGCCGCCTGTCGGGTAATATCGGTCTTATGGCCCAATCCCACGATATCATCACCTGCCACCGGAACATCGTTCTCGACATTAGGATCACACACGGTCTTGGACAGGTCTATATAATTCTCACCTACTGCTGTGACCAACCGCCAGTAATAGCGGTTGCCGACATGATGCGAAATGCCTGTCTTGATATTGCACTCCTGTGCAATGGCGAGAGATCCCGGAGTAAACTGGTTCTCTATCTCAATTCCGTCTTCCTCTTCCTTGAAATAACAACGGTAGACATCATCCAACTCATCCACACGGTTGCATTTCATGCCTGCATGGGAAATCACCTGCTCACCACCTACATACGTCTTCTTCTTTACTTCAAGCTCGTCAAAAACGGCTTTGACCTTGACATACAGATAATCAACAACAGCCTGTGACATACCGTTCTCAAGTACAGTGATTCCACTACCGTTCTTACCTATCAAAAGACCTTTCAAGAAAGTGATCAGACCGTTGGCCGTGTCGTTATTTATCTTTGAGATAAAATAACGGGATATTCTGCCAAGAATATCTGACACGTTGAGAGAGACACCCATCCTCTCACCTATGATATCCCCGGCTATCTCTGTAATCGTACTTCTCAAAGCGGAAACATTGGCGGACAACTTATCTGTTAGCTCCACGGATATATCATACAGGCAATTTTTATCCGCCTTACAAGTAAATGAGTTCACATACATGAAGTATTCCTTATCATTATACTTTATGTATATACGCGAGTTCTCATTCAACAGACCAGCTAACATACTGTTTTCTGCAAGGAAGACACGTGAGAAACTTACAGAAAAAGAGAACTTCTCATCGTTGTTTTCAGACATATACTTTATCAACGCCTCATCTAATCTCTTCTCGGCGGCAAGCACAAGAGATTTCGGCATTTTAATACCTGTAATCACAAACTTATCCCCAACAGAAGGTTTATAGTTATTTGTGGCATTAGGCATAACAACCCCGAAAGTAGTATTGTCCTTTTTTACCGCAATCCAAACCTCATTTGTAGAAGTGTTTTGTTGGCTTTCTATATATTGGGATGTTTGTGAAGTAACCTTCTGTTCAAAATCTCCTGCTGGTAAGTTCCCGGAAGAATCCACCAATACAGGATTGAATGCCCTTCCCGGCTCATTGTCCTTATAGGTAACTCCTATTTCAAACTCGCAAGCAGCACAATTACCCGTAGTCATATTGATTACAGCCGTACCACCTTCCAAACCTTGTTCGAACAGGTTAAAACCGTAATCCCCATTATATATATGTAATTTTATGTAGAAATAAGAATGTACATACTCATCCGTGCCATTGAAGATATTATTCCCTTCTCCTGTTCCGAGTTCGTCACTATCGTTATCATCAAAAGCAATATCCGCAATCTCACCAAATAACTGTCCCGAAGCGTTTGTTACATTTTCTATGGTAGGCTTTATATCGCTAAAATCTACCTTTATCTCTTTTACTTTCTTAGAAGAATATGTATTTTTGAAAAAATAGTAATCATTTGTACCGGGTATTTTATACGTATCGTTAAGTGCATTGTAGAATCTTTCCGCTCCATTTGTTTGTCTATAAATGGAAGGCATAAGGTTTTGCGTGCGTTCTATAGTACCTTTTTCATCATCATTCGGATAGTAGAAAGGTATGTTGTCAGAGCTACCAACACCAGTAACGCGATTGACGGTCTTATAATTGGCGTTTGTCTTTTTTATTGATACAAGCCCTTTCTTGTACTCGAAAGGAGTAGAAATTACATTCTCTGTATATCCTATGTGACAAACCTTACCTACAAAGTAATAAGGAAGTTCGTATATGGTATATATGGACTGTAACGCTTCTGCAAGGTATACGCTGTCAAGAGAAACAAGTTTGCTTTCAGAAGTAATATCTTCATCAATCACTATCGAATATCCGATACCCGATTTTGCCATTGAAGCGTTAAGGCGACCAACAAACTCGTTTATATCCCCCATGAACTTGACGGAAGTGGAATTGGAGTGATACGTGTCTTCCCCGGCTGTCACCACGTCCATGAAATATACGTTTTCCAGCACGATACGTTCTGAAACGAATTGAAGCTCATGCTTGTACATGATACTCTTGTTGTCCTTTGAGGATGTAGGCACTTGGTCAATATAATATTTTTCCCCCCTAAACTCAACAAACTCTTCTCCTGTCCATAGTTCGTCTAAGCATGAAGGATAGTTCAGTGTAGCGGTCAGTGTGGGAGTTCCTGCCATACGTTGTGCCGTATAGGTGTACTCACCTAATTTTGCAGGCATATCAGCATTCGGAAATTTTACTTTACTTCCTTGCGTATCAAGTTTTAATATGTACAGACTTTCCTTTTCCATTTATTCTTTTACCACATCAATTTGTTCCGTAACTCCTTTGTCCTTTTTTTGCTGTTTCTCCAACAGCTTTTGAGCCTCTTCCTTCTCCTTTGCTATACGTTGTTCTTCATCGGGAACGGATTCGGTGTTTTTCTCAATGGCTGTTTTTGTGGAAAGAATGCCGGCTTGCTTCATTGCGATAAGTATGTTATTATACTCCGTTGCGCTGAACGGTTGCCATATTTTGAACTTACAGCTAACACGAAGTTTTTTAAACTCGGTGACGGCATTAAGATTTTCACTTTTGTTTACAAGCTCTTTGGCAAGCCCTTCCTTGAACAGACGCATCATCTTGTCTGCAAAATTCTGCCACTCGATAACCCCTTGCTGAGCGTTCTTCAAATCCAAATCACGGGTTAGCGTAATAGCCAGTCCGCTAATGTCGCCACTTGACTTTACATCTTTCGGCAAAAGGAAAGTGCAGGATGTATTTATCTGTATCTTCTCGAACAAATCTTGCAGACTGTCAAGCATACCTTGCGGACTGGGCGGTGCTTTGAACTCTGCACTTCCGTTACCGTCCATTGACTTGTCTTGCAAAATGATACTTCCGGCAAGTTTCTTTGTCGTTTCTGACAAATTGCCTTTAATATACAGAATGCCCCAGCCGTTCCGTTTCTGAATGACAAAGAAGATGTTGTAGATAATCTCGTAAATCTCGATAAGACTCTGACCGTTGTTCCACGCCACATTACCGCGTTTGGTACACAATGGTATCTCGCTGAAACCGTGCTCAATCGGAGTTTCCCTTACAAAACCGTCCTCTGCGGCTTCTTCACCGTCTCTTGGCGTGTGCATACGGTACATGTAGGTATCATCGTAGCTGTCAATATATTCCACACCGTTTTCATCGGCATAGTAGACGCTTTCAAGAAGCCTGTCGCCGTTGTTGTCATTGTGCGATATGATAACGTAACCATCCTCATAGCTTATCAGACGGCATTTGATACGTCCCTTATAGTCATAATAGAACAGAAGTCCGGCATCTCCTGTGGCAAGTTGCGAACGGACTGCCTTTGTACGCCATCCATCCATATTCCTGTCTACCCAATACTCCTTGATTGTGGAATAGTTGGCTTTATCTTTCTCGGAAGGAGTGCCACCTCTCAAAGACAATGTACAGGGATTTCCGCAAAGGTAGATTACGTGGCTCGCCAGTATCTGTTCTTGGAAAGCTAATGCCGTGCGCTGGAACTTGATTTCCTGATATCCCCCATCTTCTAACTTGACGCAAATGCTCGGCAAGTTTTGATCAAATAATACCTCATGGCTCATCGGGTCAAGCTCTTTCAGAAACTTTTCCTGCGAAACGATATTCTTTTTTACATTCGGAAGCCTTGCCGTGCGTGTTTCGGTAATGGTTGCGGACTGACCGTCGGAATAGTCGTTTGTAGAGCAAGTGTCACTTCCTCTGAAAAACGGTTTCTTCTGCAACAAGGCATTTACGTTCCGCAATAGATATGTTTTTTTCTCTTCCCGTGTCATTTTTCCGCATCAATTAGGTTGTAATACTTCATACAGGCTTCCTTGCTCGGCATTGCAGAACACTCTCTCGAAGTCCATTTGCAGATAATGTCGTGCTTCTGCGGAACAACGATTATTCGCTTCTGCCCCTCTTCCTCTTCAATATTGAATTTATCGTTCAGCTTCACGCGTGCATCCAACACGACCTTACTTGCTTTGATAAAAGTGTCTGAATCTCCACTTGTTTTCGCATCGTCAGCAATCTGTTTCATCTCCGATATTTCTTTCAGCAATGCTTCTCGGTTCTCATCTTTAGATATGGTAGTGATAGCACCGATGCCGAAAGGTTTCAGTTTCTCGGCAAGCATGGATAACACCTTGTTTGAAGGCTTTTCATCTTCTTGGTAAGCAACCTTTGCAGCAAGAGCCTTATCTACGAAAGAATCACACATTACCAAATAGGCAACATCTCTTACCCTTGCTTCAATTCCTTCTGTTTTAAGGGAATTGAGAATATCCTTTATGTCATTGTAACTAATCATTTCCTAACCTAATACCATAAATGTTCATCGTAAATACTTCCTTCTGTCTGTGCATGGAACGCTTGTTTGGTTTCTTCTTCGTGATTGTAATACCCTGCTTGAATCTCATTCCCGTATTCAATGTTAGCGCACGGAAGCATTCTCATAGCGCATGGGTCTAACAAGTCCATCGATCTGCCTTTCCCCAACATCTGATTCATTTTCTTCTTGTTCCAAAGCCGTTTCTTTCCGCTCTGCATATCATCAAACCGTACAACCGAACACTCTTCCATAAACTCGTTCTCCACCGTCACCTTGTATTTCAGGTTTTGGTGCGTATATGTCTGTACAGCAAGTTTATCGTCAAAGGTGAGATTGCCTTCTTCTATCATCTTACAGAGCCTGATATAGCACATATCCTTTACCGTCATGGCGGTAAGCTGGTATAAACCGAAAGGCTTGTTGAGTGATACATAAGGTACTGCATCGGGTATGTAGTCATTGAAATACCGTCCGGCAGTCGCGTCAAAAATGATATGGCTTTCAGCTGTTCCATGCTCAAATGCAAATGTCTTCACTGCCATAGCGTTTTCTCTCGGAGTGGACTTGCTAAGAATGAGAATGTCGTATGCGTGAAATCCATCCCATGCAAGTGCAACAAGGTTGTCTGTACCATAATCCGCCAAATCCACGGTAATCCATTTGTCACCGTTCACGGCTGGGTTGTTGTTGAATACGCCTTGCGCGGAAGTGGATGGAATAGGTATCTTTTCGTTTTCTTCGGGGTCAACGTTGAAGTTTCCCTCAATGATAGCTTGTGCCATTTTACCGCCCGAAGCGGCAACAGAGCCTATGTAATTAGGATTATTTTCAAGCATAGCCCTATTTTCAGATAGCTTACCTTGATAGAATACGAATGACTTAATCATATTCGTATAGTCAAAATCACCTCCAATACGGGCAAGTTTTCTATCAATATCTATCTTACACTTAGCATAAACTTCTTCTTTGGAATCACCCCAAACTACATCATCAACGGTAGAACCGTTAACATAGAAGTATCTCACTTTCCCGTTTCTATCCGGCATAATAAAACCGTCAACCCCAATGTACCAATCCAAGAACTTTCTCGTCCAATGGCTACGTTTCGGGTTAAGGGTAGCAAAGAACTTTCCCGTAAACGTCTTTGAACGTCCACGGTTACGGGTCTGCACATAGCTGAATGCTTCCCAAGACATTTCGGTAATCTCATCAATACATATCGCATCAATCTGTTTACCTTTCCATTGCTCACGCATTTTGTCAAGATTAGTATCATCTATATAGGTCAAGTCGCAATATGCACCACTTGGGAATGATATGCGAGGGCTATCGGCAGTCTTTACAGAACAATAGTCACCGAATATAGCCTTGAATGTATCTACGAATGAACCTCCCGTCTTTTGCGACTGCAAAGACCTACGTGTAATAACTGCACGGAAATCCCCATCTGTCATTAATGGCTCTGCAAGAGCGAGAACAAGAGCAAAAGAGTTGTGGGTAACTGTAAAATCATCAACCATATAAAGACCGCTCGGATTGTCAACGGAAATACATCTTCCTTCCTTCATGCCGATATATTCAGCACTTACTATTGTCTTTTCAAGTTTTAAGTCCTTGTCAATCTCTACGTACCCATATTTCTTTACTCTGTTTTTCTTTTTGGGTAATGAAACTATCTCATCATTAAATTTAGTACATATCCAAATTGTATATGCTTCATTACATGAGTGGAATACTCCATCTCCGTCTTTATATCCAGCTTTCTTTGATGTTATAGATGATCTACCACCTAAAGAGCGCACAACAAAAGCAACATCTTCTGCAAGTTTCTTGCTTATCGTAGTATAACTTACATGACCTCTATCATCTACATATCCATCCGTATCAAGCAGACCGCATAACAATTCCTTTCTTTCTTCTATTGTAGAGTATTTATAAAATTTTGGAATGAATTTGTTTGCAGCGGTACATCCATTCATCTTTAAAGTCTTTATATCCTCTACTATGTTGTTATTGCTTATTATGTAAGTTGCACATGAATCAATATCATTGGCATACTTTTTAGACATATCATAGCCGTAAGACTTGAATTTTTCTACAATAAATTCATCTGGTGTACATAGGTATATACATCTATCACATATACTTTCTCCCATACATCCATCACCAATTAATGCCCCTAAAACATACGGAGCTATTGGGCGTGGCGTTGTAGGTGTGATTGGTCGAGTAAATTGAACAGGTTCGGGTAATGGTATATTAAGATTCTTCCCTTTATACATTCCATTGTTCTTATTTTTCATCCACTCATATATTTGTATAGCAGACATCAATCTCCAACCATCGTATTTCTCTTTCTCCATATCGGAGTTTCTACGCTTTGATTGTTTTCCTGCAACTCTTGCTTTCCAAAGATGTCCTTCTGTACAATCCATATATGTACCATCAGAGAAGGATATTCTATAAAATGGAAACATAGATATGGGATGTAGATATATTACCCTTTCTTGCCCACCCGTGTCAGGGTTAGATATAATACTACCTACTTCAATATCTCTAAGTTTCCTTAAACCGTATGGAGTTACTATATGAGAATCAAGCAATGCCCCTTTGCCCCCGCCAAGATTCCCACCACCAAACACTACGTCCACACATGATGACGCAAACTGCATTTGGAATCCTTCTTGCGGCTTGATTACGACTTCTCTATGTACTTCTTGTTCTTTCATCAAAAGCAAAAATACCTCTTAATAATAAGGTAATATATACTTAAACCAATGTCTATTTATCATAGTGATAAATACAGTGATTTTTTTATAGTTATACCTTTTTATTAAAGCATTACTTTCGCATATAATCATTATAAAACATATAGTGTATGAAGTTTACGAAAGAGCAATTTTCAGAAGCACTGAAAGTGAAACTCACCAACAACGGCAAGAAAAACTTAGCTATGAGTGAGAGAAGTTTCAACGGCAAAGTAGAAAGAATCTACAAGCGGTTGGAGAAAGCGAGTGATAAGGACGAGTTGGAACTGGATGATGTTGTTGCCGACTACTTGGATGACTTACAAGAGGACGATAACAACATACGAAATGACAACTCAAAATTTATAAAAGAGTGGGAAAAGAATCATCCGAACAAGGACGATAGAAGTGATAACAAGGATGACAAAGGAGACGAAAGCAAACTGGATAAGTTGCTCAAAGAACTCCAAGATTTGAAATCAGAGCGTGAGGAAGAGAAAAAGATAAAAGCTATCTCAGACAAACGCAATCAACTCAAATTAGCCTTGAAAGGGAAAGAAGTCAAGAACGAGGATTGGATTAACGACCAACTCGAATTGATTCACATTGATTCTGAAACAGATGTTGATGCTCTCACAGAAAGACTGGTCAAGAGCTACAATAAGTTTAATGCTAACACTCCACCTGACATCACTCCAGGAGGCACGGGAAGCGGTAAGGAAAAGACCGATGACTTTGCCGATGTGGTTGCTGTCGTAAAGAAGCAATCGCACAGAGAAGAAAAGTAATAATAATTTAAACCAAAAAGAAAATGTCAGATTTTTATCAGCAAATTCTATTGAACAGTGGCTACCTTCCCGGTAGAGCATTGGTTCAGGCTCGCGGAAGCATTGGTGGACACCGCTATGTATTCGTGAAGTTACAGATGAGCGGAAAGGACGCACTTGTATTTCCTACCAGTGGTGGAATTGTTAAAAACCCATTCAAAGGTAATGCAAGAGCTTTTGCCGGAACGCTCGCTGAATATATTCCCAGTAATGGTTCTAATGGAAGCGAAATACGTATCCTAAAATCGTATGCGGTTGCAAAAGCTACAACTGAATCTACAGACACAGATATTTACCTGAAAAGAGACGGATATTCTCTTATCCCATTCGTAGGAGATATCCTCATGGTAGCACCTTCTACATTGACAGGAAAAGGCACAGCGGTAACAATTACAGCCGTTGAAAAAGCGACTGACGGAACGGCTGGCGATGTTTGGAAAGTTACATTGAGCGCAACCCTCGGATCATTAACAACTTCATCTGTCCTTGTTGAAGCGAAAGAAACAGGCTCTGGTAAAGAAGCGATGGTTACTAATCCTAACTCATACCTTCCCTGCGACTTTGATTTTGTTTTTGACCCAGCTACATCCGAAGATGATTTCGATGGTGCAAGATACCTTATCACTCCTGCATTGGCATTAGGAGATGTATTCCTCTACGAAGACCGTATGCAACCTCTTTCGGCTGCATTAAAAGCTTTGAACAAGAGCAAGGTTAAGGGTTGGTTTAACATTTAAAATTGACGAGACTATGCCTAAATTTGATTTTAATAACAGCAGATATGCAAGATTTTTTTCTGACAAGACCAATCAACGTTTCTTGCAATCCTTTGTCAATACAGAAGGTCTGCTATACACTAATTATGGTTGGTACAAGACTCAAGGTGTAAAAGCTGGTGCTCCCACACCTACCGCCCCTAATGGCATCGCTACTTTTTCTGTGAAAGGACGTGACTTGAAAGCCGCTCCTTTGATGGATTTGCGTGCACCTCTTGGTGACAGTAATCAAATGGATAAGGACGGTCTGTACTGGTACACCGCATCCATTCCTGATTTTATCGCTCCCGGTTTCGTTGAAACAGCTATGGAACGTGAAGCAAAAGAACAACAGTTTGAGTTGTTTGGAAACGATGCCGATTTGGTAGCCGCTTGGGTACATACATTACAGTCCCAGCTTGATAGTGCGGACGCAACCATGAACTTCATGACTGCACAGTTAATGTCTAAAGGTAATATTGACTACCGCAATATCGCACGTGGTATTCAAATTCCGTTGCACAAAGCAGACATTCCGGATGAAAATTTCACTAAAGCAGGAACTAAGGTGTGGACTGACGCTGAATGCAAGATTCTGAGCCAAATGGCGGAAAAGGAGAAAAAATATCGTGAAAAATGGGGATATGAAGGTGCAATGGAATGGCAGGTTACACGCAAGATGTTTTACGAAGTAATGTTGCAAAATGCCGAAGTTAAGGAATTGATTGAAAGTTTCAAGAAAAATCCTTTAGCTTACATCGCAACAACCGCTACTGCGCCTACTACACGTGAGTTGTTCTTAGCAGCTTTCCGTGATTATCCCGGTGTATCTCCAATTGAAATTGTAGAAGAGCGTGAGCGTAATCTTACCAATACTGGAGACACATTCGTGCAAGGTTGGGATGATAAGATTGCAGTTCTCCGTCCTGCCGGATATGCTTGTGAGTTTGAATACACCAATAACTTAGACAAACAGATGTTTGACAAGTATGGTTCAAGCGTAATAACTAAAATTTTTGCTCAGGCTAATGATGGTCTCTGCACGATTGTGAATACAACGACAAACAACGGGCTGTATAAGGAATGGCATACGGATGTGATGATGTCGGCTTGTCCTGCACTGAAAACATTCCGCAATCACGTCATTGTAGACACAAGTCAGGCAGACGATTAATGTACAACACATTGCAACAGTAGCATTTATGGAAAAATCATTTGACCCGATAGCATACCTCAATGGGCTTACGAGATTTGTCTTTGAAGATGATGCGCTTGAAAATATCGCATACGAAAACGGTTTGATGTTTATTTCAGACCGTTCCGAAATAGACGAACGCACTAAAGACCATTGCCTTATCGCACTATATGAGCTTGTCATTAACGGTCCGTGGTCTGTGGCTTCATCATCACTCCAGCATGGCAGTTATAGACAGGACGTAGGCAGTGAAACGGTAACGGCTCCCATAATCCAAAACTTGAAAGACCGCCTGAAAGCACTGTACAAAAAGTATGGTGAAGAAGAAGCGTTGGGAAGCATGGATTCGGGTAGTATGAGTTGGGTCAATGAAAATTCATTAGATGTATAGCTTATGCGTCTCAAAAGAAAAGCAATAGCAGAATATCCGTTTCATGGCATATTCTACACCGTGATAACGAAAAAGCCGGAGGACGGAAACCTTCTCGGTAACGGAGGATTGCTTGGGGATGAAAAGACGGATAGTTCTCCCGAAGTCCCCACTACGGGAGAGACCATCCTTCTTGAAACTGAATGTGACATACAGCAAGCTGCAAAGCTGATTAATTCTGGTACTATCATGGCTGACTATAAAGTATTTTCCCCGTGCAAAGTTGGTGAAAAGCTACCTATACGTTTCAATACTAATTTTAAGTGCGAGGATTATGCAATACCAATCCAAGGCAGGGTTATAGGGCTTGAATATAGTCAACTTGGTGGTTGTTCGGTTGACATAAAAATGAGTGAAGTGTAAGCTATGGCAAAGAAGGTTAAGACAGATTCATTGAATAAACTTATAAAGTTTTTATCGGAAGAAGCTGACAAAATAATTGCAGAAGAATTGAATAGGGTTACTTATAAAAATGATACAGACAACCTTCATGATAGCTACGGATGGGGAATATATGTTAATGGCAAACTATCCAAAAGCGGTTATCAAACGAAATACGCGCTAGCCCCAAGAATTTGGGAGAGAGAGCCGCTATACGGACGTGATGCGATAACGGAATTTCTTGAACATAAATATAAGCCCCATGATGGAATTGATCTTGTGATAGTAGCTGCAATGCCATACGGACAAATATTACAGGAAAAGTACAAATATGAGGTAATCGCCATTGCTCAAAACCAACTCAAAGCATTAAGCAATAGAATTAAAGGTTCAACTTTTGGAATTATAAAGAACGGTAAATACTGAATATGGATAGCAAATACAAAACAACATCAAAAGTAGAAAACTTTTTTTCCATGCTGCTGACAAAAGCGGCTATCTCCGATAACCTATTTATCGGGAATATGCCTGCCACTGTTGAAAGCGATTGGAAAGAAATGGTGCTTGTTGACGTGCTTTCCATGAAAGATTACGGAGCTTATGCCAAAGGTTCTGCCAATGTGTTTTTGTATGCAAAATCAGTTGACAGTCATGGTACGAAACCCGTGAAGGAGCTGTACAAAATGGAACTTGCTCTTGACAAGGCTATTGAATCATGCAAAGACCTCCATTATGTGATTGATGTAAACTTCCGTGATGCAGATTATGACCAGAATAGAAACTACTACTACAACGTGATAAACATAGAAGTAACAATAAGATAAACAGATTATTAACAAGATAACACATTTTAATTATGGCAGTAAACAATACTGGCGCAACAGCCAAAAAATTTATCAAACCTTCTTACATCGTGGCAACTCTGTTCACTGGTACTGAAGAAGAAGACGTGCCAAAGGGTGACTCTTACATTCTTGAAGATGTAGTTGAAGATACCACTTCAATCGCTCAAGACGATAATGATGTAAACGACATCGAGTGTGAAACTTCCGACAGTCCTATTCTTTCCATCGTGAAACTCGGCAAATACCAATTTACAGCTGAGGTCGCAGATACACAAAAAGATCTGCTAATCGCTCTCATGGGATTTACGGCTGGAACTACTGTCTCTACCAAATACTTTGCTCCTGCTCAATACAAGAAATTGTATGCAAAGATTGACGTAGTGTTTGAGGAAGGGGAAACGATGACAGCATTTGTGGTTCCAAAATTACAACTTAATTCCAAGCTAATGCTTGAATCATTAAACTCCAATATTGGACGTATCAGTCTTGCAGGAACAGCGTATGATGCAAATGTCGCCGATGGAGCAAAGACTATCAGAACTCCGTTTTATGTGGATTCCGCTTATACCCTACCATCGGCAGGATAACCCATAATAGATAAGAAGATTGTTTTACAGGGCGGTAGGCTGGATATGCCGCCGCCCTTCATGCTTATAATCATGGCAGTATATAGAGCAAAGAAAAAAGATACACAACCAAAGAAAGACGCTGTAACAGCTCATACTCCTGTATCCAATGAATCAATGGAGCGTTTGGCAAGGATAATGAACGACAGCCCAAGTATTATGAAACTCCACGGTACGGAGTGGTGTATCAAAGGATTAAAGCCCGGTGTTCAATGGCTCATAGCCGAACAAGCGTGCCGGATCGTCAAAGGAGAGAAACTGAGCATGGGAGATGTTATCAAGGAGTTTGCAGTAAATCTACCAGCAGTGGCACATGTAATAACGCTTGCACTTCTCAATGACAAGGACAGGATATTCTCTGATTATGAGAAAAAAGAACTTTCAGATGACTACCACAAAGTCTATGACCTTCTAATGTGGGGGGAATACGACATAAAGGATTGGGCTTTATTGCTCGGTGAAATCCTTAACCTCATAAGCACGGATTTTTTTTTCGAGAGTATCAATGTGATTCAGACCGTGAGGGAGATGACACTGGCGAGGAAGATGAAGAAAACGGAACAAAGCTGATAATATCCCGTACCGAATGGGGGCAGATGATTGATTTTCTGCGCTCCAACACTTGGTGCTCTCGTGAAGAATATTTATGGGAAATGACGGTCGGGCAAGTCCGGTTAAGCTCGTTTGATTTTTCCCATGTAGAATACGGAAATAAGGATAAGAAAAAGAAGAAGGTCAACAAGATAAGTTCGGTTGACGATTTGAAGAATTTGAATGATTTGGGTATGCCCATAATTAATAAAAAAGGATAACGATATGCCAGATAATGAAGCAGGAGCATTCCTCAACATAACACCCGATGTATTAAAGAAGTTGGACAGTTTCGATGAGAAGCTGGAGAAGATAGAGAAACATGCACATACGGCTGCGGATGCGTTGAAAAACGGGTTTGGCAGTGTGGTAGTAGATACTTCCAAATTGGAGAGCGCAATCGCGTCGTTAGCCAGCAAGATAAGTGCGCTGAATACAGCAGGAAGAGTATTTGACAATATAGGAGATTCTGTTCAACAATCAAGCGTGAGAGTTGAAGGTATGTCTTCATCTATCAGCAGCATGGCGCAAACACTCAACCAACTTAAATTCTCTAATTTCTCTATTGAAACATTTTCACCTGAGAATGTTGCTAAAATGCGTGAAACCGTCAGTCAAATAAAGTCTCAACTAAAAAATAACACCTCTCTTTCTGATAGCGACAAGTCTGCTCTCTCTAAAGAAAAGGCTATGTACGAAGAAAAGCTAAAAGAGTATCAGTCATTCATCAATATAAAAAACAAGATAGCAGCTAATGCAAATGCGGAAGAGTTGAGACAACAGCAAGCCACTTATAGGAAAATGACAAATGTCATGGAATCCTATATGAAAAAGGTTGAAGAACAAAAACAGCGTTACGAAAGCGCAATGAAGAGTATGGCTGATTATGCGGCACAATCTCCAGCACAACGCGTTTCTTTAATAAATAACACGCTCAATTTTTCTGCAAACGCAAAAACACTTCAAGAGGATGTTGCGGCAATCAAGTTGCTAAAAGAGACAAGATTACAACTTGATAAAACTGACAAGAACTATCAAGCTACATTAAATCAAATAAATTCTGCCATCGCCAAACACAACCAAGCTTTGACAGAAGCAGGAGTTAAATCACAGCAGCTTGCTACACGCCACCGCAACCTAATGGATACGGCTGGGCAATTAAGCCGTCAGCTTGCCTTGGTGTTCTCCGTATCACAGATTGAAGGGTATATCAGTAAGTTGGCAAATGTACGTGGAGAATTTGAATTACAGCAGCGTTCCTTGGAAGCCATTTTACAGAATAAAACGCAAGCAGACCAGATATTCAACAAGACCGTCCAACTTGCTGTAAAATCGCCATTCCAAATTAAGGAACTGGTTACATTCACAAAACAGCTTGCAGCATACCGTATTGAATCGGATAAGTTATATGACACGACAAAACGACTTGCCGATGTATCCGCTGGTTTAGGTGTTGATATGGGCAGACTTATTCTTGCTTATGGGCAGGTCAAAGCGGCAGCGTATTTGCGTGGTACGGAAGTTCGTCAGTTTACGGAAGCAGGTATCAATTTGTATGGAGAATTGCAACGCTACTTTGAAGAAGTTAAAGGCGAAGCATATACCACTGCCCAAATTGTGGATATGATTTCAAAACGAAAAGTAACCTTTGAAGATATTGAGAACATCTTCAAACGGTTAACTGACAGCGGAGGATTGTTCTATAATATGCAGGAAATTCAAGCCGAAACTTTGCAGGGTAAAATTTCCAACTTGAAAGACAGTATTGATGTGATGCTGAACTCTATTGGTAAGGCTAATGAAGATACACTGAAAGGCTCTATTGATACCGTAAAAGTATTGATTGACAATTGGGAAACAGTAGTCAATATAGCGAAAGCGTTTGCCCCGATAATCGCATCCATGGCCATCACCGTATGGGCTAAAAAAATAGGAGTGGCAAATGGGGCGATTGGGTTATTTTCAGTAGGTCTTGGCAAAGCAGGCAATGCAATAAAGACATTCGGGGCAACATTCAAGGCTTCATTCCCATTAATGGCTATTACAGCAGCATTAGGTGTTTTCAATGAATTAATAAAGATACAAGATGAATACAACAAAAGGCAGAAAGAAGCTGAGAACAAATATTACAAAGGAAAAGTAAGAACTTCGGAGATAGAACGTCTTTCTGTAACAATAGACGAAAAAACATCCAAACCGAAAGTCAAGGAAGCGTTGAACGCCCTTGTTAAAGAAATGAATAACGAGGGATTTGCAATAGAGATAAAGGCAAATATATCAGAGAATGAAGCAAGAGAACAATATGATAAGTTGTTGCAACAGCATAAGCAATATCTTGATGATATGCTTGTGCTAGATTATAAATACAATACTGACAAGAAAAGCAATTCTATGTTTTGGGAAACCGATGCGGACGAAGCAAACACAAGATTAACAGAATCTTATCAGAGAGCATTAGCGACAATAACCCAGATACGGACAGAATTGGCAAAAGTAGCAGATAAAGGAACTGGATTTATTGCACAAGAAGAGCTTAAAGAATTGGAACTAGGCGTAACAGAATCAGGTTCTTTGGAAGCTATACAAGATTATTATACAAAGCTATTGGATTTTTTAGAGTCAATACAAAAAACATATATTAGTACATCATCTTCGTCTTTTGGAATTGTTTCTTCCACTACAACAACCACTTTTGCTGGAGTCAGAAGTAATATACTTGAAAATGTTAATGCAATAAAGAACAGCCTTGATTCTTCCAAAAATGAAATGACAAAGAAGATCCGTTCTTTTTTTGATAATGTTTTCAATTTTAAGAACTATGACAATGATGTGAAAGCCGCAATGGTAAACAACTATGCAATATCGCATGGCTGGGCACAAGATTTTGTTCAGCAAATAACAGCTCCTATTTATAACATAGACTTTACCCCAAAAAGAAAAACAGAGAATAATACAGAACAAGACACCGATGCTAAACGAGAACGAGATATTTTAGCAGAACGCATTTCTCTTATCAAAGAACTTAACAAGGAATACGAGAAACTGAATAAGGTAATGGGCAGCGATAAGGCAGCTAAGACAGTCATGGAACGCTACGCATCCCAATTGAAAGATGTTCAGATGCCTAAAAATATCATAGGGGAAGCATTCTTGCCTAATAAGGAAAATACGGCAAAGGCTTTGCAGGAACTTGCAAAGATTATTACTGACTTTAGGAAGAAGATAGGAGCACAAAAAGATGCTAATGTCTTGTTTGACGAAAAGGATGCAGATGATTTTAAAAAGCAGCTAGACAAAACTAAAGATAACATTGAATCCATGTTCAACGGATTGGACTTGCACAAGAAACTGAAAGATGCAGGACTTTCCGAAGCGGAGGTTCAACAGTTGTTCCCCGGACTTGCCAAGACGTTGGACGATGTGCAGAAAGGGATTGAAGCAGAATATCAGAAGAAATTTCCGAAAGGCGAATACCTTATTGCTGATACCGATGCCAACAAGCAATATTTAGCAGACTTAAACAAGCTGAACCAGCAGCGTATAAAGGACAGTCAAGACCTTGTTATCGAACTGACTAAAGCTTATAAAACACAGCTTTCAGATCAGTTGCAGTTAGATATGTGGTATTATAAAGAAAGAAGCAAAATTTATACAAAGGTCTATGATGAACAAACAAAGACGTTTAAGGATGTGCTTACAAAAGAAATGCAAGAACAATACAGCAAAAATTTGAAAGCACAATATGACAAGAAATCGTCTGAAAATACATGGAAGGCATTTAAGGGTACAGATACCTATATGAATATGTTCGACAACTTGGAAAACGTTTCAACAAAAGCCATTGAGAATATGAAAGCCAAACTTGAAACGTTAAAAGAGCAGATGAAGAATCTTGATCCATCCCAGCTAAAGGAAGTAATGAACTTCTACAACAAAATGGATGAACAACTTTCTAAGAGAAGTCCGTTGGATTCTTTTATAACATCATACAAAGAAATAAAAAAACTAAGTGAACAAGACAGAACGGAAGATTTTCTCAATATGGATATTCTTAACAGAGAAAAACAGAATATTTCATTAGAGAAAGAAATATCTGCCATGAAAACCATTATCGAATTAAAAAATGGTTCTATAAATAAAGATGCAGTCGGTATTGATTTTCTTGAAAAAAACAATGCTTTATTAAGCCTGTCCATTTCAGACCTTAAACAGCAAATAACCTTAAAGGAATCTTTGATAAATAATAATAAATCCACTATATCCTTAGATGAAAACGACCTAAAAAAATTTGATAAGGCAAGAGCCAATCTGTCGAATATGCAGGACGCATTTGAGCAGATAAGGAATATAGGGAAGCAGGCTATGGGGAGCATAGTGTCTATTCTTGAAACGATGGGGGAAGACACCGATAGCACAAGTATGAGGTTGTTAAACATGGTCGGGACTATTGGAGATTTGATTGTGCAAGCGGTAATGTTCCAATTGCAGTTAAAACTATGCGCAGCAGCGGCAACAGCTATGGGTGTTGCCATGAATGCTGCATTAGGACCAATTGGATGGGTACTAATTGCATTACAAGCTGTAGCCACCATTCTTTCATCTATATTCGGCAACCATGACAAAGATTTACAAAAAGAAATAGAAGAACATGAAAGAAAGATAAAGAAGCTGGAACGTGAATACGACAAGCTAAAAGAGAGTATAGACAATGTATGGGATATAACAAAGCTACAAGAATATGGGAATGAACTTGATGAGAACATAAACAAACAGATAGTATCTCTCAATGCCATGATAGCCGCCGAAAGAGATAAGAAAGATACTGACTGGGATAAAATAAACGAATGGCAGGAACAGATTGAAGATCTCAGGGATACTTTGGCTGACAGTGCTAATGACATGATAGCGGAGCTTGGCGGTGTAGGTTCCGATGAAAATTTCAAAACATTGGCTGAGAATTTTGCATCGGCATGGTTGGAAGCGTTTCAAGAAACAGGGGATGGCTTGTCTGGACTTCAAGAAAGTTTTGATGATTTTATGGAAAACTATGTAAAACAACAGATACTTCTAAGATTATCTGACAAGTTCTTAAAACCTATGTTTGAAGAATTTGACAGTCTAATTGCAACAAGAACAGATATGGAGCAAGAGGATCAAGAAAGGTATTTTGAACTTCAAGCCCAAATAACCAAGCTAAGAAACACAGCCAATAATTCGGTTGTGAAAAGTGTCGCAAAAAAGGCAAATGCCGCTGCTGATGAGATAGAAAATAGTGAGGAATATAAAAGACTTCAAAAGGCATATACGGATTTTTTAAAGCCGAATGATATTAATACCGAAGCCATCAAAGACTGGTCTGACAAGATGAAGGAAGTGTTTGGTGAATATAACGAGGCGGCAGAAGAAATTTTTAACCAAATAGGATGGGAACCCGGAGGTAAAGCAAATCTGTCCGCTCTCACCCAAAGCATACAAGGTATAACAGAGACTACCGCCGAGGCACTTGAGGCATTACTAAACTCTATCAGATTCTTTGTAAACCAGCAAACTACTGATATAACAGCTATCAGAAATCTGTTAGAAGCTCGATATAGTTTAGAATCACAAGCTGAAACAAACCCCATGCTAATTGAATTGAAAGCGCAGACGGGATATTTGGAGATTATTTCAGATAGAATAGACCGTGTATTCGCACCAAATTCAAATTCAAGGGGAGCAGGACTAAGAGTATTCATAAGTGACTAATTAATTTAATACATTTAAATAATCATTCTGATGGTAAGAGATAGTATAACAACCCAAGCCATACCGGGTGGCTTCTCCGTAATAGTAAGCGGTTTTATAGCAGAATCATTGGAGCACATGATACCTTGGATTATTGTATCATTTGCAGTAGTGATATGTGATTTGGCTTTTGGAATAAGGAAAAGCCTTTTAATGGGCGAAAAGGTTCGTATCTCTAGTGCGATACGCCGCACAATGGGTAAACTTGTAACCTACTTCGCCTTTGTTTGTATGGTTGTCATGATAAACATTGCATCCGGCAGCAAATGGAATATAGACATATACTCCTGTTTGTTAGTTTGCTTCATTGAATTTTGCTCTATCATATCAAATATATTGAAGCCCAAAGGATACAGCTTTAATATGCTTAAGGCGTTAGGTCTGTTTGGTAAGAAGGTGCTTGATGTAGAAAAAGAGGATATAAATGAAATAATAACAGAAAATAAAAAGGAGGAAAAGAAATGAGTTTAATTGATTTTATTTTTATTGCGCCTTTTGCACTTTATGCCATAATCTACGCATTTTCGGTAAAAGAATCCTGTAATTCCGATGAATCCATAGATATATGACGTGCATTTAAGCGCTATTCTTAATACATATTCATGCCCGTTTAAATAGCTTTCTGGCGAACGCAGTAAAAGAAATGCAGCTGTCAATGTTGGCATAATAAGTATAGGTATTTCCATATTAAACCTGTATCGGGAACAAACGGAGCATAAACATAACAAACAAAAAGAATAATAAATAGATAATGTAGACGCAGATATGGCAAAAATTACTTGCAAATAAAGCTCTAAGGATTTAAAAGCAGGTATGTATAAATACATTATAGTAAATATTAATGGTAGTTGGATGAGAAAAGCACTGAACACATTTTTCTGTTCAGGAGTATAGCTTCTAATAAGTTCTGATAAGTCCATATTTTTTGCGACAAAAATAATAGTAATTTTATAATTTAAAGATAAGGAGGAAAAGAAAAATGGCTAATATTGAACATTTCATACCATTTCTTATAAAATGGGAAGCTGGTATAAGTAAGAAAAGCAATGAAACCAATGAGTCTCTTTTTCAAAGAGCAAGAAAAACAGGATGGGCTGATGATCCCGATGATTTAGGAGGACAAACTATGGTAGGTGTGACAATGGCTACCTATGAGGAATATTGTCGTAGAAAAGGTTATCCAAAACCTACGACCGGAAGGTTGATGGATTTGTCATATAACGATTGGAAAAGTATCTTGAAGATGTTGTATTGGGATAGATGGAATGCGGATGAAATAAGAAGCCAAAGTATAGCAGAGATAGTATGCGATTTTGTATGGGCTTCTGGGGTACATGGTATTAAAGTACCGCAGGATTTGGTTGGTGTGGTTCCTGATGGCATTGTCGGACCTAAGACACTCGCCGCAGTAAATTCCCGTAATCCACGTGAATTGTTTGATCAGATCAAGATTGCACGGTTTGATTTCATCGAGGATATATGCCGGAAACGCCCAGCAAACAACAAGTTCAAACGGGGCTGGATGAACCGTATAAATGATATAAAATTTGAGGGATGAAACAAAGAGTCTATATATGGATTGCGGTAGCGATAGCATTGCTATTGGTACTTATTTAAATACAATAATATGAAATGGCTTCCTTATATATTAATAATTGTACTCGCTTTCGGTTTAGGATGGTTTGTAAAGCCATCCCCCGAAGCAGTTATAGAGGCAAGAACGGATACGGTGTTCAGTACAAGTATCATTGTAAAGAGAGATACGGTAAAGTATTATCTTCCTTCCCCTGTACTGTGCTGGCATGATGGTGATACAATCCATGTAGGAGACACAATTCTTCCTGTCGAGCAGAAGGTATACAGAGATAGTGATTACATTGCTTATGTGAGTGGTTACAGACCTAACCTAGATAGTATCTATGTTTGCTCCAAAACACTGACAGTAACGAATGACATCTATCACACGGTTAAGATAAAACCTAGAAGATGGGGTCTGGGAATAACAGCCGGTTATGGATTTGGTAAGGATGGTTTTTCTCCTGCGGTTATCGCAGGAATAAGTTATAGAATATGGTAATCAACAGAAGGGAGGTGCAAGATGAAATAGTAACCAGAATGCCACAGGTAGAAGCGTGGCACATAATAGAAAAACTCATTTAACAAAAGTAATTCTTTCAGGGGCTTAGAATCAAAAAAAAGCCCCCAACGCTCATATTAATATTGCCACATAAAAACATGATAAAAGCATAAGACACTGCACGTTGGAGGCTAAATATCTTCAACAAAATGTCTTATGCTTTGTTCATCGATATATCTTGTTTTATGTGGCATGGCAAAGATAAGAATAAAAAATTAGAAAAAACATGTGTAAGTCAGAAATCTTTGCCAAAATAATTAATATTGTTTCAAAAGAAACAGAAGTGTCTGTAGACCAAATATTATCGTCTGATAAGAATATGGAGACAGTGGATGCCCGGTATCTTCTTGTATTTTTTCTTTTCGAAAGCGGTATGTACCCTTCACAAATAGCCGCTCATATCCATAAGACTAAACGTGCTGTCAACTACATGATATCCAATTTCCATGAGAGGATGGAGAGTGGGAAAATGATGAGAATATATTGGGACGATATAAAGAATTTGTTGGGAAACAACTGATTTTCCATGAGTTATGATCTATATACTTTTGTGCACGGTCGATTTTGACCGGATACAAAATACAAATACTTATGGAACGAACTTATGTTTTTAACCAAGACGGTGGAACCGGCGCAAACAATGGCCTGCTTGCGTCCATTCTTCCGTCCTTGCAGAACCGTGGAATTGACACTGGCTATCTGATGGGGCTGATGGGAGGAAACGGAAACGGAGGTTTCTTCGGAAACAATGGCGGTTTTCAGGACATCATCGCATTGATTGTGATTGCAGCCATCTTCGGTAACGGGAACTTCGGATTTGGTGGCAACAACAACCAAGGAGCGAACGAAGGAAGAGAAATGATCATGCAGACACTTAACCGAAACGGTGTCGACATTGCAGCATTGGCACAAGCTGTGAACACATCATCAGACCAAATCCTTGCCGGTATTAACTCTGTATCACAGGCTATCTGCGGTCTCGGCAACCAAATGGGACAGAACACCAACAGTATCCTCACTGCGATCATGCAAGGTAACAACGCTCTGACATCTCAGATCTGTAGCTGTTGCTGCGACATGAAACAGCTTGTAACCACACAGGGATACGAGAACCAGCTTGCGATGTGCAACCAGACTAACACATTAGTCAACACTGCTAACCAGAACACATTGTCATTGCGTGATGGTGCGACAGCCAACACGAATGCCATCCTTGCCAAACTTGACGCTATTCAGAATCAGGCATTGCAGGACAAGATCGCATCTCTTACTGCGGAAAAGGCTACTTTGACAGCCGAAATCTCTCAGCGTAACCAGAACGCCACTATCCTGAGTGCGGTAGGACAACAGATCGCTCCTTTAGCAGCCGGATTGCAGGCATTGCAGAGCGATGTTGATGGTATAAAATGTAAATTACCTAACACTGTCCCGGTACAATACCCTAATATTGTAGGCGTGAACGTGGATACATATCGTGCCGCAGCATACGGTGCTTATGCAGGTGATGCTGTATATGGCCGTGGTGGTTACGGATGCGGTTGCAATAACTACTGGGGTTAATCCGGTGAGAAAGGAGGTAGATATGTGGCCTAACTTTTTTACAGGATTTCCGTTCCCGTTTCCCTCCCTTGGCAGAGTGAATTACAACACTCTTCCTACGGTGGCTGTAACAGTCGGTACTGAGAATGTGACTTTGGAGCTTCCTAACCATGCGTTCCGCAACAGGGATTATGTCGGAGGGTTCTATGTCAATCTTCGTCAGGCGATCCCTGCCGGTACGACTGCAACCCTTCCGATACTGATAGGGACCAACGGGGATACAAGACCGTTAATGGCTTATAACAATGAGCCTGTGACTGTTGCAAACTTGGCTGGAACCGGTATCTATGAGATTCACTACAACAAGTATACCAACGAATTGTATCTTGTTAATGGAGGATACAGACCGACAACGGCGCCGGCTTCTACAGCAGAGACCGCTTCTTTACGGAGCAAGTAATAATTAACATGGAGTTTTGTGGTGGTTTCCCAAATGGAAATAGCCACACTCCTTTAAAATTAAACCAATATGTTTCAATCACTTCGTACCAATAACCAGTTATATATACTTCATAAGGATGCTAACCCGTTTATCGAATACGGCCCGGTAGTCAGCGTTTCCGCTCCCAAGCCGAAATATCCTATGGCATCCCCTATGGGACAGTTGCCCCAAATGGAAATGGTTGTGGATGTTGTTGTCTGTATCAACGGGCAGAACACGACTTTCCAAAATCTTCCTGCCGGCATGGATATAGCCGACTTCGGACAGAACGGCAATATCGTAGTGTCATGCTCACGTGATGCGATGAATAACGAGGTCGCTTCTATGAAACAGAAAAGCATAGACATCATCAACAGCATGGATTTTCACAATTCCGTCATTGCAGGGTGTGACAAGATGCTTACGCTCTTGAACCCTGAATTTGCCGAGAAACAACGTCAGGAGCAGGAAATATCCTCTCTGAAAGGGCAAATGGCGGAAATGAGCAAGAACATGTCTGACCTTATGGAATTGAACAAACGGCTTATGGAACAGCTCGGAGTGGTTGAAACATCCAAAACAAAGAAATGATTATGGGAATGTGGGAAATATTAGAAGAAGGGCGTGACGATTACGGACGCGGCTTCGGTATGAGAGGTGACGAGGTGGAAGAAGCCTACAAGGAAGGCTGCCGCCACGGTTATGAAAAGGCCATGAGAGAGATTCATGGAGACATGGGCTTCCGTGATGGCGGAAGAAATTATTCAGGATCAGGTATGGGAGAACGCAGATATCCCGGCTATTTCCCTGAATATCCCCGCATGGATGACATGGGAGAACGCAGACGCAGACGCGCCAACGGTGAGTTTTATTAATGGTGGAGGGGTGGAATGCCCCTCTTTTTAAACAAAGGTTATGGAACAGAGATTGGATACATACAGCAGATTCCCATCTGGCATGAGGGAATATCTGGAAGCATACGGCTTTCATTTCAGCAAGAAACTTTATGAATGGGCCGTCTCAAAAATGAAAGTGAAAGACGAAACCACGGGTAAAGAAAAAAAGTTGGAGCCGTGGAGCAAAGACGAAGTGGACGATATGCTGAAAGCGAACGGAATTACCATCGAGCACGACAAGGGTTATGATGTTGCTTATGTCGCAAACATGCTGAAAGCGGATTTCTATAAAAAATCATTGGTTGACGAGGCACATTTGTGCAAGCATATAAAATGCTACCTTGATGATATTGATGGCGATCCTTGCAGGGCGTTTGACGAGTTCTTTGCCACCTGTATAGGTAAAGGGATTCCTGTAATCTGGTCGGATATGATATGATTGTTCAGGAGTTCTACATACCAAAATATGGGGACTGGCACGTCAAAGTGTATTATGCGGTACACACCTATTGGGCGGATCGGATCATTATGGACCTGTACCGTATAGGATGCAGGGGGGATTCCCTCAAGCGTGCGTATCGCAATCTGACTGAAGGCAGAATGAATACCGGTCTAACCTATTCGGACTACAGGAGAAGAGAAACAGTAATGGTTATCTCACTAACCTCCACTCCCGAAGAGTTTCAAAATTCGTGGGACCACGAAAAAGGTCATTTGTGCCGGCATATCTCCAAGGCTTTCGGGATTGATCCCTATGGTGAGGAAGCGCAGTATCTTAGCGGATATGTGGGGCAGAAGATGTTTCCGGTAGCGAAGAAATTTTTATGTGAACATTGCAGAAAGGGACTGGAAAAATAATAATCGAACAGAAGCGTTCTTTGACTTGTTGGAATTACCGTTTTTACAAAATAGTCGTGAAATTATATACATAAATCCAATAAAATTATATATCTTAATTATAGATATATATTGGAATAACAAATACTTTATTCTATCTTTGAGCCGAATTTTAAATTATAGATGGAAATGGAACAAGAAAACAACAATGCGATTCTTTCTTTTGAAGACTTTAAAAACCAAAACGGCATCGTTTATTGGTGGGCCTCAGAAGTAATGGTTATGCTTGGATATAATGATATGAAAGCATTTTGTAAAGTTCTTGACCGCGCAACAAAGGCTTTTGTTTCGCTCAACATTCCTCATTATGAAAATATAATAGCTGTGAAACGCAATAATAATGGTGTTGAGTTCCAAGACTTCAAACTTACACGTTTTGCGTGTTATCTTGCTGCTATGAATGGCGATCCAAAGAAGCCAGAAGTAGCATTGGCGCAAGCTTATTTCGCACAGCAAACACGAAAATTTGAATTATACATTGAAAACAATCAGGAAATAGACCGCGTGCTAATACGTGAAGAACTTGCAGATGGAAACAAATCTCTCGCTTCAACGGCAAAAGCCGCAAATGTTACTGATTATGCAAAGTTTCAAAATGCAGGTTATCTGGGTATGTATAATATGGAATCGTGGAAGCTTGAAAAGAAACGTGGCGTTAAAAAAGGAAAGCTATTTGACAGAATGAGCCGTACCGAACTTGCTGCCAATCTATTCCGTGTTACCCAAACCGAAGAGCTTATAAAGAGTAAACAAATATCTGGACAAGCTAATTTAGAACAAACACACTATACTGTTGGAAGACAAGTCCGAAATATAGTAGAACAAAATACTGGGCGCAAACCTGAACAGTTGCCACAAGAAAAAGAATTGCCTATAATTAAAAAAGCTCTTAAAATGACAGCAAAGGAAATGAAAAAGATTGATAAATAATTTTTTCGAATTGTAGTTTTGTTCTGCAATCTAAAGGTGCAAAAAAAAGATACCCCCCATACATCTACACTAGTGAGCTACGGTCAACGTAGCCTTTCAATGTATCAAGGGCTATCTTCATGGCGCAAAGATAAAATTAAATATTCAAAAACGCAAAATAAAGTAACTATTTAGCATTAAGCGGTAATTCCCAACGGGTTTTACCGCTTTTTTTATGTTAACAGAATATGGAAGAAGATAAGTTGAACATATTGCTTGAGCAGGCTGATGATGTGCCTCACTGGTATTTCTGCCGTTTACTTGCTGTGATGCGATGGAACGTATAGAGAGGTTCATTTATAGACTGATACCCTTTGTCGTGTTGGCAAGGGTGATATCGTTGTGCCTGTAATTCCCGTTTTTTCTACCCCCAAAAAGATTAAAGAAAGACCAAGGATATTTCCCCTAGTTTTATAAGAGTTCGCATTTGAAAGCCCCTAAATCTTTAGTTTAGCGGTAATTCACTCTATAACCAAATAATAAACCTCTCTATCAGCGTCTGAACAAGTGAATGTCGGCTCATCGAAGAAGTTCATGTTTAAATGTGCTTTAATAAATTTGTCCTTCCCGTCAGAATCCAACAGCATCAATGTTTTGTCTACTGTTTCAAGTTGTTTCTCTGACATATACGACTTCCAATAGTCAGCACGTGATTCATATCCTTCACAAGGTTGGTTTGAATAATATTCAAGTTCTGATACTATATCACCGACCTTCATTTCTTGCACTTCGTTTTCGTTTCCTGAATATCCGAAATAGAACCAATATATTTTCTTCCCTTTCAGTTTCTTGGCTTCTTCAACTGTTAGAACCTTTGCTTCTCCGTTCTCTATTCTATGTATAAATTCGTTCGTTTTCATAACCTTACTTTTTTATTACTGTGTAAAACGGTGCTTCCATCCCTACTTGGCAATACGCCGTTCCTTTTTCGTCTACCCAAACAGCCTGTCCGTAGCTACTGTCAGGGTGATTGGTTGTGGCGGTTACTTCTACTTCTTCACCGTTCACATTGTTTTTCAATATCGCTTCCATCAATTGTTCCGCATCATTTACAAATTCTTCAATTTGATTCATAATAAATTGCCCGTCATGCCGATAGCTAAGCGTTAATTGTTTGCAAAATTATCATTTATAAATCAGTAATTCGTTTTATAAAGTATGTTTTAAAGCATACTTTTAGCGTATTCCGCACGTCTGTTTATCTTAGTGCGCAATGCGGTAAGGCGATTCCGTGTAAACTCTTTATTGGTAGCCGTCCTTAATCCCATTGCATTTAGCTTGTCCGCTACTTTGTCAACATCCTGCGGTGTTTGGCAGTCTTGCAGCATTACGGCAATCGTCCGGTTTAGCTTGTCGTCCATCGCTTCTTTTCTTCTCTTTTCCCCGTTCACCTTACCTCCTTTTGCCTGTCCGGATGTAGTACCACCCAAAGAGGTGCACCAGTTGCCCGATTTTGAGTAAAAGCCGCCTTCTTGCTCTATCTTTTTCTTTCTTGCTTCCAATGCAGCTTTAGTACGGTTCTTTATATTAAGCCGTTCTATCTTAGCAAAAGTTGCCATCATGGATAATTGCAGCTCTATAAGTGGATTCATGTCGGAGCAATCAATATCAAGATTCACGTTTGAGATGATTAACCGCAACCCCTTTGGGGCGAAAAATTCGGCTATCATATCACTAAGTTCTATAATGCCACCTCTTGTAAGGCGTGAAACTTCCGACACTATAATAGTATCTCCTTTATTCGTCTTTGATAACAATTCGGATAGGTTTCTTTTTTTGTACGAAACGCTTCCGCTTATTCCTTCATCGGAAATAATCTCATCAATTTGCAGCCCTTTTGATTCGGCATACTTTGCTATTATATTTCTCTGGCTTTGTGCGTCTTGCTCGTCAGTCGAGAAGCGGTGATAGGCATATATCTTTCCCATAATTCAATATCCGTTTTTAAGTTAATACAATTCGTTTAATTCTTCTTAGAAACCGTTGTGCCCCGTCATTTCCTTCAATGTTCCGCACACTATCCAAATTACCACCAGTATAAAAAACATAGTTCGTTCCTCCTTATTTTAGTTAATAGAAATTTCGGTTTGCTGTTTCTCCCAATCGTATGTGAATGTGGCTGCATGTTGTTCACGGTCGTACACAAACACCTGATAACCTATTTGCCCGTAACAGCAAAACAATGGTTGTGTACGCAGCATTATGCCGTTCCATGTCTTACCGTTCAGATACCTTTTCCATGCGAATTTTCCTGCCTCAATGGCGTTTTTTAATCTGTTCATATCTTTATAATTTTAGTTTGTTTCAGTTCCCGGCGGCGGTGTCGCTCCGCTTGTTGTCCCCCACGCCGGGATAGTTGGTTATTTAAACACATGGTCAATAAATACCGTATTAGTTTGCCATTCTCCGCGATATTTGAAAACAAAATATCCGCGTATAGTTGCCGTTTCTTTCATTCCGTTTGCAAAGTCATAGGCTGCTTGCTGGTTCTTGCCAAACTCTTTATTTATTGATCCGCTGTTATTGCTCACCCTATAGCGTAGCTTTGCAGGGGCTTTCGTTCTATCTGTAATAATATTCATACTTTCCGTTTTGTGCAATTGCTTGCGGTTAATAATTCGTTATTAATATCCTGCATACACTTCTCGCGTTAATGGTGTATGATAAATTCGATAGTTGCCAAATGGGTAAGATGTTCTAAAATATTTCTTTACGTTTGCTACATACGCAAAATAAATGTGGTCAATCTTTTTACATCGCACTGTATTGTCCAATGCAGCAAATGAAACCCGGCAAAATTGTTCTTGTAAATTTGATAGCGTTTTCGTTCTCATATTCTCTTTGATTTAATTGTAAATAATTCGTTTTTTAATCCTTTTCCGAAATCCCGGCAGCCGTATTACTGCCGGGGTGTCATAAGATGATATGTTGGCAAAAAGCCCCAACGTACGTCTATGCTAACATGTGGCAATATATTTCATGATCTTAACTCTCTAAATGAAACCGTTTCAAAATCACTCTTAATAATCTCTATCTGTACAGGCTTCACAAATCGGTTTAACTCCTTGCGAATATTCTTCATTTGTTCAAATGATACGGTTACAATGTTACCAGCAACTAACAAGTTGCGCAAAATGTTGTCTAATTCTTCTCTCTTCATGATTTAATGTTTTTAAGTTTATAAAACTAGTTCCCGTATATTCATCAAAGACTACGGTTAAGCCGATACGGGATAATTGGTTACTTTTGGTTTTTCCATGTATTGTAGTCATTCGTAGACTCAAAACACATAAAGCCTCCATACACCTTGGCGACATTTGAAGGCGTAAACGGACATTCTTTAATAGCTTGATATCTTGTTTTTACTTCTGCAAAATAAACTCTCATAATCACTTTATTTTATTTGCAATGCTGCGTAGTATCCTCCGATCCATATTAATAACTCTTTCGGGGTGAAATACCCGCTTATACGCTTATTCGGGTAACGTGTTGTTATTTCGCCGTCATCACCATCCGCCAATATTATAGAGTATGTTTGTTTCAACAACCTTGATGGATAGAGGGCGAAACCATTTGCCCTGCAATATGATTGTAATTGCTTTAATGCTTCTTTCTGTGTCATATCATTAAAATTTATCTGACTTTTATTTCATTTTAAAAGTTATGCCATCAGGCAACAAAGAACGGTCAACACTGGAAACGAATTTATTAAAATCTTCCTCCGTTACTTTTGCCTCGTAGTCTTTCCAATTAAAAACAAGCTCGTTACTATGATCGTAATATATCACATTACACAATGATAACCCGGCATCAAGAACCGCCAACATAACCCGCTTTTTATTTTCGGCTTTTTGTTGTTCCTTTTTGCAATCGTTAATTATTTCAGCGCGTTTTTTCTCGTATGCTTTGCGCTTTTCTTCGTCTTTCCGCGCTTGTACAGCTTCAGGAAGGTAATAACCTTCGTTGATTCTGTTAGTCATGGTCGTACGTTCTTCGTCAGTCAATTTCAAAGTAAAACGTTCGTTTTCCGGTTTATATGGGTTTTCCCATATTTGCCCGGTCAACTCTTCCAGCTTTTTTAAAGCCTCATTAGATTCTGTTTTCCAACGTTCAACGATACCAAGCGAAAAAAGGAGGTATTTAAAATGTTGTTTATCTTCTGCCTGGTAAAGCGAATCATATTCCGCCTCCGTGATACGCAAGTAGTTAATTGCAGTTTCTTTGCTACTGTTCTTAATATGGTAAAACCCGTTTTCAACGGGGTACATTGGCTCTCCGTAATAATTAGACAAATGAAGGTCAACGAACATTTTAAACTGTGGGAAACACTTTATAATTTCTTCATGGCAACAACCACTAGCACGCAAAACGAAACGCCCGTTTTTGCGTTTCTCGTAAATATGTGATGTTATACTCCAATTACATATATTATTTTTGCAATCATCAGCCAGTAATATTTCAACATTGATTTTAAAGGTTGTCCCGGCTTGAACATATATTTTTGATACTGTGTAATAAAGTCTATTTGTAGTCATAATATAAAGTTTTAAAGGGTGAATATCTAGAGCCATGACAGCCCTAGGAAAATAGTTATTATTTGTTCTTATCAATTGTTTCGATATCGGCTAACAACACTTTAGCCTTTTTAGATGTCATTTTTCTTGTTTCCATAATCAATAGTTATTTCTACTTTTACGTTCTTCTATTTCGCATTCTCTTGCAGCCATTAACACGCACAATACGATCCAGGACAAGCCATAAGATAAACCATAAATTAATGCCATAGATTTATGGGAATGAGAAAAAAGCATATACACAGGAATTAACCAACATGCAATAACCGCCAATACTGTTAAAAATGTTTTCATGTCTTATTCGTTTGTTTCGTTTAATTTTTCATCTAAAAACTCATCCAAGAACTGACTAAATAGGTAACATCTTATAGTTACGTCCATCGCCTCGGCTCCTTCTTCCATCAGACTTGCTATATCACTACTAAATTCTTTAGCCGCTTCAAGAAATAGATCCATGTTATGACATAAGTTCTCCTCTGCGATCCATCGGTTAAAGGTATAAGATCCCGATCCGTTACCCGTAACACTGTCAGATGTCCACATGGCTTCATACAGGCGATCCCTAATATCATCTATGTTATTCTCTGTTACTGTCTCATTATTGTAAGATAACCATTCATTTCCGTAACTGATAACATCACTTCTAACTTCACTTTCGTAATTGTAAACTCTATTTGTTTCCATATTTTAATCATTTAACCGTTAATTATTTCCCATTCTTTTTTAACAAAACCTTTAAAGTTGCCAAACGATTTTTTAAACGCTGCTAACGCTTCTTTCTTCGTCTTGCCGTAATAGCAATAACGCACCCCATTGTGAAACTCTACTGTTAACTTATATTCTTTCATACCCTTTAAAATTTATCTGATTCATCACTTTTGTTTATAAATTCGCGTAAATTATCCCTGTCGGTGCCAGAAATGAATATCACAGCACCGAATAACAATAACATAACGCCTAACATATCAGCCAATCATATAAGGTTCTTTCATTGGAATATATTCCATTCCGTTAAGCTGGTAGATAGGGAGAAAGCTTCTAACCCAACCGTTATTGGCATCATAAAACCCCTTGAAAACGAAATCAGAAGGGGAAGCATTACCAATTATTTCGAGCTCTCTATATCCGTATACGTTGCTTTCTCCGTTCTTCTTGATGAACTTCTTTAACCAGTTCAAACCCTGGACGCCTTGTTCCTCTGTTAATGGAATGCCGTAACCATCTCCAACACTTTCCAACCAATCGTAATTTATAACGTCTTTTTGCTGCTTGTTAGATCGGATCTTTAATAACTGTAGTTGTTGTTTAGTGATTACACCGTTTTCTTTAATCTCTGAAAAAATGCTTTCTAAAGTCTTCATAATGCTATAATGTTTAATTGTTAATAATTCAAACTTACAGCGTGATTAATAGCATACTAATACCAGATACAGCCTATACACTTAATAGCTGTATGTTATCGTAATATCAGCAAACCAAAGAAAATAAATGGAAGAATATTTGCAAGAATCAAAACAGAGAAGTACCTTTGCTCCGTGTGATGGGAATGAGGTACTTTAGTATTTCGATCCTTTGAGAGCTTTAATATTCCAGTATTAAGGCTCTCTTTTTATTCCAACACTTAATAACACGCTTTTGGATGTCAGCGTATATGCTTCGCTTTACGCTTATCCTTGTGAAAGTAATCGGATATCTTGTGTTAGTACTATGTGATATCCTTTCCTTTTCACAATACAAAGGTGCAAAAAAGTTACCATTCTACCAAATATTTACCTACTAAATTTGTAAACAAACATAAAAATATTACATGTTAAATAACATACAATTAGAAGCCTAATCAGTGCAATATTAAGCCCTTTTGCTTTCATCTTCACAATGTATCGCCTACACCTATCTTTGCCCTATATTGCCTTTATTAAAGCCGTATACAACGAATCAAACGAGCGCTGCAATGCGTTGCAAGTATACCCCCGCCCCCTCTATGCCAGTGCAGCCGTAAACATCCGCCCTCTCCCGATTTTTTTTTATTTTTTTTCTGAATTTTTGCGTCTTGCAGTGTTGCAATATTTCGCATCTACAACATAATTTATTATGTAAAATAATATTATTCATCATTATATCAATATTCATGTTTTGCGTTGATGCTTTCCCATGCAGATTGCTTTTATTCCCCTTTGTTTATTTAAATAATCAAAGGGAGTGAGGTGTTCGCTGTGCTCACTCTTTCTTTATGTTACTTTCTTTCTATGTATTTTGGATTAGACATTTTTCCTTTATTTATATAGGGTATGTCTAATATGCAATGATGTAGTACTATGCAATACAAAGTACAGATATCAATATTTCAAATATGCTTTTACTTTTAAGATTAAAAACTTAATATTGAAACGGATTTAAATATATCATAGTGATAAATATTAAAGTAAAGCTTTAATATATGAATTTAATTAATTATATTTGCATGTATTATAATATTATAATATGAGTGACTTTAAGTTTTATATGATGCGTTACGGTGAGCTTGGTGCCGTTTGGAAAGACTTGGAAACGGGTTTCCCCGGATTGCGGTATAAAGAATGTACAGGTCTTAATTCGTATGGAGAGCCTACAAATATGTATGCAGAGGATTTTGCCGAAACAAGTAAGGCGGAGGTGTATGTTTCCAGCACACCGGCATACAAGCAGACAACTATAAAACTGACATTGATATTCTTGGAGGATGATACCAAGGATGATAAGTCTTACCGTGACTTTATGGCTTTCATTACTGGCTCCAAGATTGCCTACCGTGATACAGCGAGGAAGAGAAAGGTTCTGATGTACCTTTCAGGAGCCACAGAGCCTAAAAGCGACACCCTTTACGGGCAGAAATACAAGGAAGTGACGTTTACGTTCAAGAACGTTTACGGACATTCCTTCGGATATGACGAACAATTTCCTAACGAATAAAATTAAATTATGAAGAATCAGACACTTTCTATCGAGCGGATGTTGCATTTGAAAAAGTTGGGTGTTGATACGAGTAAGGCGAGTATGTGCTGGCTAAAAGCAAAAAAAGGATTCTATATGCCAACCCATCCAAGTTGTTTTTTCTTGTCATCCGATGAATGGAGCATAGCTATTGCTTCAATCCTTACTGAAGATAAGAGACGTGGAGTTGAAATGATGCCAGCTTTCACCTTGCAGGACATCATAGAGGTGCTGCCTAAAGAAATGAAGACAAGCACAGATACTTATTGGCTTACAATGTCCCATGATAGCGAAGAATGGTATATATGCTACTCGATGTCAGACGAGTTTGACTACTACAAAGAATTTAAGTCTGATTCATTGCTCGAAGCCGCATATAATATGCTCTGTTGGTGCGCAGAGAACGGATATTTGAAAACGGATAAGGAAGAATAACAATGAATCATTATATACCTATATTATTGCCAATTAGAGGGTTTAATTCAATATACCCATTTGTTTTTTGCTGGGTGTTTTTCACCGTAATAGGAATATTATTGCTTATGCTTGCATATATTAGAAATAAATTCAATTTTAAAGATTGTGAATATTCGGATTTATGGCTTTGGGGATGGATTGTTATTATCTCCACGTCTGTAATATTAGGTATTCCCATTTTAATTGGTTTAATTATATAATTTGTATGATATGTTTTTAGAAGAAGAAACTTTATCAGAAGCATTGTCTTTCGCCAAGCTGAAAGACTTGCCAAAGAAGTTCAATCCCGAACTGGGGCTTACTTGGATATTGGCTATCGCTCTTATCAAAAAGAAGAACCTCATGAATGCCTACGCCATTGTGGAGCAGAGGGCAGACGGACTTATCCAGTACAAGAAGACATTCGGACGGCTTTCTCCTATTGATGGGCTTATTTCCATCCATCCGTATATGTACGTAGATGAAGAAGCGTTGGGAATGGCTATGAAAGCAAACAGACGAACTATCGCCATGCACTATGCTGGCTATGCGGATGAAATCATTGACTCGGACGATGAAAAGTTCAAGGCGTACCAGTTGCAGTACGCTATGGATATGCAGAAGCTGAACATGAACCAAGAGAAACCTAGATTCGGGAAGTCTGTTGTGGAGGAAGCGGAGGAAACGGTTAATCCGGTTGTTGAGGAAGTGTTGAAGGAGAATGAAGCCGTAGCAACGGTTGAGGACGAAGGAGAGTGTATTATTGAGGTCGAGGATGCTAAGACAGCGTTCAGACCGAAGAGATGTAGAAAGGCAAAAACAGAGGAATAAGGTATGGCAAAGAACAAGAAACAACAAGGATTTGAGTTCATCATCAAAGAAAGTGATGTGTTGGAGAGAGAAAACTTCGGCTCGTTTGAGATTGTAATCACGAAAGGATATGCCTGTTTTAAGAACTACACAGGATTCCGGGTGTTCACTACTCCATACGCAGTAGGATTGGACGGTGTGGCGCATGAAACATCCCTCTATGCATGGTTGAAGTATATGGTGGACTTCAAGAAATCCATCAAAGGCAAGGAGAATGAAATGTTCGGGGAAACTACTTCCACCAACAAGGAGTTCTTGGACGGCATGAAAGTGCTTACAGAAACCAACCTTGTGAAGCCTATGACCGTGTTTACTGACATAAATGAAGTGCAGAAAGAGGCTGAAAACTACATGAAGTGGATGGAAGGTCAGATGAAAGATTTAAATAAAGCTATGAACACTACGCCGCCCGAAGAAGACTTGAAAGCTAATGCGGAATTTGAACAGAAGGCTATCATGGCAGAAGAAGCGAAAGAGATGTTTGACGATGGAACTGAAACCGAGAAAGGACAGGTATAACCCAGACAATGTATATCACATCTACATAAAGATGGAACGGCATCCCGGTGTGAAATGGGTGTCATTCAAGGACAAGCAGACCGGAGAAGTGACAAAGGGGCTTTTTATTCCCGATGTAGAAACAGGGTGTATTAAGGTGAGAAACGGTAATATGTTTCTTAGCTTTAAGGCGATACCCGTAAAAGGATGCATAAATACCCATGTGATAATACCGAATGTTTCAAAAGGTGTAGATTGTAATTTGGGTAAATGTGGGAAAAAGGAAGTGGATTTCAGAAAGGCTACTATTGGCAGTATGTATGTTATGGGTGAAATACTTAATGAAGACCAAAAGAAAATAATAGAAAAGTATGTCAGAAAAAGAGGATTTCTTAAAATCGGACGTTGTAAAAAAAGTTGAACGTATCGTGTGCGATTGCGTAAATAAAGTATTCTGTAAGGACAAATATTCGCCTATATCTCCATTGTCTTTATACGAAGGGAAGACAAATATACCGTTCGTAAAGAGAATGGCGAGACCGGCTGTGTTTGTGACTGCGCATGACCGATTTGGGGTATCGTACAGTGCGCTAGAAAAGCATTCTCATATTCATGCACGTAACATTATACGATCTGTAAAGACTTATAAGAGCATTCCTGATTCAGACAATGCCGTAATGATGATAAAAGAACTTATAGAAGTTGAACTAAAAAAATTTCCAATTTTATGAGTGATTTGCTTGCTTTTAAACGTAATGCCATCATGCTCGGTCTTTGCACTGGGTATAAAAATAAATGGGACGCAGCGACAAGCAAGGAAGCGTTAATGGATATGGCGTTGGATTCAAACGGTGTGGAGCTGTTGGCAGATGCTCATAGCTTTGGATTCGGTATGGATATTCAGTATATGAAACGGACGTTTTCTGACTATATAAACGGTAAATGGAAGAGGAGCAAGGACGGATATACTTCGTGCATGTACGTGGACTTTAATGGGCAAATAGAACAGGATTGTACAATTACAATGGTGCTTGCTTCAAAGGTTGAGTTCCATGTTCCGAAAGGGAGCGTTTGCAAGCTGTATGTGGGTGCAGAATCTACTGTTAACATTACCGGAGAAGGTATCTGCTATGTGTACTCATACGGTCACAATGAAGTGACCGGCAGGTTTAAGTCAATGAATTGTATACCTAAGTCCGAATGGGCTAAATAAGTAAATAGTATGAAAGTACCAATAGATAATATGACTTTCGCTGAAAGTGAATACCAAAGAGGCAATAAGATATGGAATGCTCAAACACTTTATAATTTCGCGAAAGCAAAGGAATACCCTGTACGTGATATGCCATTGTGGAATATAGACCTGACTGTTGAACCGTTTGAGTGCAGCCAGCTTCATAGTTTTATCTTTCAATGCAAACGTGTTCGTGATTGTTCTTTAGACTATCCTATTATACTGGATGAAGTAGGACAAATAGCAGACGGATACCATAGATTATGCAAAGCTATCTTGGAAGGTAGAAAAACGATAAAGGCTATCAGGCTGCTGGAAATGCCGGCACCTGATAGAATTGAAAATTAATATTTTATGACCGAAGAAAAACAAATACAAGATAGTATAGAACTACTTGAACAAAATGCTTTGCCAATTCCTGATGATGGCGATATGGTTGAACAAATACCATTGTTCAGTTCGTCCGATATGCAGTCAGTCATTGAGGATGGGAAGAAAAAACCGCCTATCCATAGGTTGTGGGGTGATTTTTGGTGGGAGAACGAGCTTGTTTTCTTGTTCGCTGACAATGGTATTGGTAAGTCTATTCTTGCCACACAGATAGCCTACGATATTGCCAAAGGGAAGAGCGAATGTACAGAAGTGGAGATGCCACCGCAAGCCGTGTTGTACTTCGATTTTGAGCTTTCGGACAGGCAGCTTGCAAGACGGTACGGGAACGCTGATTTCCCAAAATCGCTTATCCGTTGCACCATATCGGAAGAAGTGGACAGCGATGATTTCAGCATGAACGTAATTGAAGGGATAAAGGATAAATTGCTTGACACGAAAGCTAAAGTTATGATACTAGACAATCTTTCATATCTATCCACCCAGACAGCGGAAGCAGAGTATGCCGGAGTTATTATGGACGGTCTCACAAGATTGAAGCGTGAGCTAAAAATCAGTATCATGGTGATAGCGCATACGCCTAAGATTGAGGAATGGAAGCCCTTGTCTAAAACCAATATGGCAGGAAGTAAGATATTGTCTAACTTTGCAGACGGAGTATTTGCCATAGGACGTACAAGGAATGGAGGACGTTATCTAAAACTATTAAAAACTCGCATGGTGAGTGAACCGGATGAGAAGTCGCTCCTGCCCTACTTCAATATTATTTCGGAGCCTTACCTTCATTTTGAAAAAGTTGGTGATGAAACGGAAAAGAAATTACTTATGGGAAAACCTGCAAAAGATTTTTTCACTTCTATTTGGGATAGAGATACGACATCCCCTATTCCTCTGAATGAGCTGGTCAAACTAATTATATCTAAGGATAATTCTAAGAATACTATAAAGGCTAAAGACGGAAATGCTCGAAAACGTATTGACCGTGCTATAAAATACGGCTCTTTAAGGAAAGATGAGTTAAAGAATGTTTTTCTGAAAACAGAAGATTGATTGTCAATTATCCACAAATCATTTAGTAGTGAACTACCGCAAAACTAAAGAATTAGCGGTAGTTCACGTTTCTAGTTCATTTCTTTTTAAGTATTTCAATACATTCCTTTATCCCATCATCGAAACCTTGTTTATAGCCTCTAGTATATTCCCCTATATTATATACCGCCATTGACAGAAAAAATAGAAGGATACCTAAAGCCTTATGCCAACCAGGAAGCGAGATGGAAAATGGCTTGAATGTTATTGTAAGATCACCAACCCATAATAGGGCGATAATACATGTAGATATAAATAAAATTGTTTTCATATCTGTTATTTTTTTCTATTATACTTTATCCTTGATACTCATGAATAATTAGGTTTTTTCTCCGGATTCGAACTATGTTCGCTAAAACGTCCTTGCCAGCATTCAAGATGTACTCGTTTCATGAATGTAGAGCGCATATCCAGATTCTTCCACTCTTCACAATACTTCTCAAATACATCCGACATCTCGTCAAGCATACGGACATAAGCTTTGTTGGCTTCAAGGCCATGCTCAATAATCGGGATTGCCCTCTTCCATTCTTCATCCGAAAGAAGATTAAGAGACAAGGAAACACGGACAGCACCAATGATTTCATTTGTAGTCCAAAATATGTTTCCGTCCTTGACAAAATTATTGATTACTTCGTAGTCAAAATCTTTTTTCAGTCTGCTTTTGAATACCGCTATATTATGATCTCTAAAATAACTATATGTTGTGTTAATAAGCCTTTTTTCATAATATCCTGTTTCTGGGTAATCCTTAAGGCTTTTCCCCAATAATATTATTTCACGCTTCATAATTCAATCATTAACATTGTTATTAAAACCTACCATTTCTATCTACCATTCTCTTTTCAGCATCAGTGGCTTGTCTTTTGGGAAATTTCCCATGCCACTTCCCCGGTATCATACGCGGATTTTCCCCTTTACTGTCAAATATCAATCTCCCACACTCCGAGCACAACGGTTTTCCTTCAAACTCCTTTATGCTTGCATCATACTCTATGGGAAAGATTTTATTTACAACAGCCCAATAATCCGATGTGGCTGTATTCTCAACACAACCACATTTGCTACAAATAAACAGTGGCATAATCAATATCTTTTTCCGTTCAACATAGGTCTTAATTCATTGTATCTCATCTTCTGCTCAATATGCCAGAGCAAATCTATTCCTGTATAATTTGCAAATCCAATTATCCCTAACAGCATACTTTTTACTTGTTTCTCAAACGAATACCCGTATTCATATTCATATTCATACCGTACAGGAATTGTAGATATGGCGTATATACTTTCCGTGAATGTTTCCCCGTTGCAGCTTTCCGTTGCCTCGTATATCATTTCCTCTGTAAAATCATTAATGTCTATCTTACGAAGCCCACACAAGTCAAACAGGCGTATGCATGCATCAGCAAGCTCGTCCCCCACACAGTCTTTGATATATTTTTCAAAACAATACTTGAAATTGACATCATCGTGCGGTTCTTCATCCTCATAAGAAGACTTGAAAGATTCCCTGTCGGCACGTTTCCCTTTTCGGTCCGCTTCCACAGCTTCCATAAGCTCGGAAATGACAAGGCAAAGCAAGTGTTCATTACTCAGCTCCTTATCATGAAAACCGTGCTCGCAAGCGGTCTTATAAGCACGGTCGCGTAGTTCGTTCAAATTAATATTCTTCATAATCATATCAGTTTTAATGCTTCCTGTAATCCTGCTTCAAGTGCTTCCTCGTAGGTATTATAACGGAAAATAGGTCTGTCAGACAATCCTATCAAGTCATGGGTAGGTATTGTCAGAATATCGTAAAGCCAATAGTTTTCATACATATAAGATATTCCGATATGCAGGTTTTTGGTTTCACGTAGCCACTTTTGTGCAATGGACTGAGTGGGACGACTATAACACAATTTTGGCAAATTCTTATTCGTTCGGAACACAGATTGCATTATCCGATTATTGTCCTCTTTAATAATATCTTTACAATACTCATTAAATCCTTTCTCTTTCAGCAACTTCGCAGTTTCTAATGTTACAAGTTCTTCGGTCATAATTTTATTCTCCTTTTAATTTCTTTATTAGCGCATCAGCGAAACCAAGACTCCATTCTGCTGTAATATTTAAACTAGCACTCATTACCTGTTCATGTGGATTGCTGCAAAATCCTTGCATGGCAGCTTTCGCTAGTTCATATCGCCTCTGTTCCCAGTCAATAGCTGAAAAATCAAGTTCGCATTCTCTGTAAACCATGTTATCACATACATATAAATAATCTTTGCTATGTTGAGAGTTGATATTTAATTGGGGAGTTGCATCTACCAAAACTCCTGTTGATTTCATATTTAATCGAAATACATTACTTTCTTACCTATACATACCTTGAACCTTGAAAGAGATTCACTATATTGTGTAATATAATTGGGATTATATTTGTTAACAAAACATCCAGTACGTTTATGGTATCTGACACAAGCATTTTCAGGAGATTTAGCCAATATTTCTTTCTCATCGCTAAAACTAAAAAGTAAATTATCTCTGTATGATACCTTATACCACTTTACTTGGCTTCTTATCTTTTTAAAATACTTTGCTTTCATTATTCTCCTTTATTTTAAAGTGTTCAATCAGTTCGTTTACGGTAGCCTTGTGATAACGTCCTGAAATAATGGTTGCATTATCCCAATATTCATCCCAAAAGAACATAATGCCTTTTGGCTCTGTGAAATAATGATCGTTACCAATAGAATCGTCATAAGAAACGCTAAGAATGGAATCTGCTATAAACCACTGCATGTAGTTACTATCATCCCTCAATGCAGCGATAGCCAGGAAAAGTTCTTCATTCGTTCCGCAATCAATACGTCCTTTCTTAGTGACAGTATCTACATTATATATCACTCCATATAAATTCCCATAAGATGTTATGATTGCTCTTCCTTCTTCAATGCTTTTATGACTTCCATTGCCGTCATAATTATGTGCATCTAAGGTTGTATTACCAAAATTAAGTATTTCATATCCCAACTCTTCCAGCTTCTTCCGAAGCTCCGGTGTGTTTTTGCGTATAAAGCACGGTGTTGTAAATCCCATAGTTATTCCTCCGATAAATTAATCACTCCTTCGTCTGAATACTCATATCCAATATATTTGATACAATTTCCAAGAACGATATACCAATCTGTAAGATTATCATCATTACTTACTGCAAAAAGCAAATCATGTATCGTACTGTTTCCCCTTTTCAATCCTATATAGTAGTTATGGTTATAAAAACTAATTTCGGGAATATGCCTTAAAGTATCAGTATGTAAACCATCATATACACCGAATACATTTTTAAAATGATTTTCCATAGTTATTTCTCCTTCCCAACTTTAACATATCCGTTTTCAATGCACCAACACAACATATC